AACTCACGCTTGGGGAGATCGTGTAAGACGCCAAGTCCTAGGATGCGGCGCAGTGGTCGTCGAACCAAGAATCCCCCGGATTTATCCGTGGGGAGTGTCAAAAAAATATTCTGGCAGGCCGTCTGGCCATTGCCCCGGAAGACCCCGGCGCTTTCCATCTACATGCGCCGAGCGAAAGCGAACCTCTGAAGAGCTATGCCCGTGAGATGTCTGCAGAGACATGGGACGCGGCGAAAAACGGGGGTACTTGGGTGAATGCCAGGGAGAAGCCCAACCATGCATGGGACTGCGAGTACCTTATCTGTGCCCTTGCTGATATCCTGCAGATAAAGCGGCTTGCGCCCCCACGGCAGGAACAGCAGGGGCTGCGTCCACAGGAAACTATGCCCGTAAAGAGAATCCCACGGAGGTGGTCGAGATGGGGAAGGTAAGAATGAACTGGCGTCAGGCCTGTGTGTATCTTGGCTGCAGTAAGACGACTTTTTACAAGATGGTTAGTGAAGGCCGTATAGCCATGTACGGTGTCGGCACAAGGTACAGGTGGGTGTGGAAGGAAGATCTTGATACAGCCCTTTTGGATGGAGAAGAAAAGGGGCTGAAGCAACCTGCTACGCAAAGTATTTAAAATTTTTTGTCCGCACATTCCGCACATTCCGCACGTTCCGCGCATGAAGGGGGAAAAAGAGCTACGAGAGATGCATGAGCATCCAAATCTGGACCAGAGAAGAGCTCACCGAACAAATCAAAGTTTGTAAGGATGAGCTCAAAAAATGCCTCTCGGCGCAGTCCTATACGATAGGCACCCGCTCCCTTCAGCGCCAAAAAATCAGCGACCTGAAGGCTGCCCTGAGCTACTACACCGGCGAGCTTGAAGCGCTGGAACGCGGCGGGCACGGTCCTGTCCGTGTGCAGTGCCGCTTCCCGAGGGGGTGGCGCAGATGAAGCTCTTCGGCCTGTTCCGCCCGAAAGCCAGTGCGGCCCCTGTCAAACAAGCGCATGAGATATCGGCGCCCTCGCGGGATGCCGGGTCTTTCCGCGGGTCGTTTTTTGATTGGCGTCCCCGCAGAACGCTTGTCCGCGGCGAAGGCGCAGCAGAACGCAGGACGCTCAACCGTCGTATCGAAGACCTGTATGCCAACGACGGTACGGCCAAGTCTGCCGTGGACTCTCTGGCTACGAATATCTGCGGCACAGGCCTGGAGCCTCAGCCCAGTATCCCGTGGCAGCGCCTTGGCATCTCGAGGGAACAGGCGCAGGAACTCCAGGAACGAGCCGGATGGCTCTGGTATGAATGGGAACGCCAGGCGGACTACCGTGATCAGGTAGCTTTCCCCCTGCTCCAGAATATGGCCGTCAGAAGCCTCATCAAGGCTGGCGAATTTGTGCACCTGCCTGTGGTGGAAAAGCGTCCCCGGGCCGGCTGCCGTTTCCGTCTGCGTATTCAGAGCGTGAGCCCTGACAGACTCATGACTCCGTATGGCGACGAGCAGAATCCGTACATGCATGACGGCGTTGAGGTTTCCGAAACGGGCATTCCGCAGGCGTACTGGATTGCAAGCCCGAAGCCTTCTTACGGGTATACGGATTATCGGAGCCTGACGAGAGAGGACTTTATGCGCATCCCCGCCAGGATGCCCCTTGGGCGCAAAGGGATTTTTCATGTCTTTTGCCCAGAGCAGGAAGAGCAGTACCGGGGAGTGAGCGTACTTGCTCCTGTCGTGGCGGCTCTTCGGCGCTTCAGCGACAGCATAGACAACGAGCTTGCTGCTCAGGTTATGGCTTCGAGCTTCCCTATTTTCGTATCTCTTGCAAACGGGCCTCAGGACCTGCCCAACTTTGTCCGTGAACAGGACAATGGGCCAGAAGGAAAGAGATACTATCAGGCTATAGAGGGCGGACAGATTCTCTACGGCAACGAGGGCGAGAAGCCGGAAGTGCTCGAGTCCAGCCGTCCTTCGCAAAATTTTCTGTCTTTCTGCGAATTGATTTTGAGGCAGACGGGCGCGGCGCTTGGTATTCCGTACGAAGTCCTGACCAAAGATTTTTCCAAAACAAACTACTCGTCTGCCCGTGCGGCGCTGCTCGAAGCATGGCGTGTCTATGACGTCTACCGGCGGTTTTTCGTGCGCCAGTACTGTCAGCCTATTTACGAAATGGTAATGGATGAAGCCTACTTGGGAGGGTTTTTGGAGCTGCCGTGCTCTCCTGTCGAGTACTTCGCGAACAGAACGCTTTGGACGAACGCCAGGTGGAACGGCCCGAGCCGTGGATATGTAGATCCCCTCAAGGAAGCACAGGCGCAGATAGCTCTTATCAATGCCGGGCTTATGTCCCGTTCTGACGCCATAGCGGAGAGGGGCGGCGACTTCGACGAGGTCACCCAGAGCCTGGGCGAAGAGGCCAAAGCCCGCGAGGCCGCAGGCCTCAGCACAACTGGACAGGCTGGCAGCACTCAGGAGCCTACCGATGACTAATAATCAGACAAATTTTCCCATGCATGATCCTCTTGCCGAGCCCTGTCTCTGGTCCTCCACTGAGGCAGGTCTCCAAAAGCACGTGGCATTGCATGCAAATCCTCAACAGGGAGACGCTGGCAGAGGCGGAAGCCTGAAGATGGAAGGATCGAGGGCAACTATTTTTGTCCTCGGTCCTCTGGTCCGCACTGATGCAGATGCGGCATACGGCGAAACCTCTTATGAAGCCATTCGCTCCAGTCTCCAGATTGCTCTCGACGACCCATCTGTTGAGACAATCGAGCTTTTCATAAATTCGCCTGGCGGAGATGTTTCCGGGCTTCCCGAACTCGCCGGATTCATCGAGGGGGCCGCCAGGCAGAAAAAAATGTGCGCATGGATCGACGGCCTTGGCGCGTCAGCCGCCTACTGGCTCGCCTCAGCTACCGGCGACATCCGCACAAGCCCCAGCGCTCAGGTCGGGTCCATCGGCGTGCTGTATGTGCATGACGATATGACTGGCTTTCTGAAGAGCTTCTTCGGCATCGAGAGAACATGGATGCAGGCCGGCAAGTACAAGACGGTCGGGGCTCCCAAGAAACTTTCCGAAGAAGAGAGAGCGGCAATCCAAGCTCAGCTGGATGCTGTCTACGACAAGTTCACAACGTTCGTTGCCAGCCGTATGGGGCTGGACCTTTCCGAGAAGGGAGCCTGGGCAGACGGACGACTGTTTAACGGAGAAAGGGCTCGAGCTCTGGGCCTGGTTACTGAACTGCAGCCCTTCCGTGAATCGGCCGCAGGAACACATTCAACATGGGGGAATACCATGGATACCAAAACGACGGAACCCGTCGGGAAGACGGCTGAAGTCCGTGAGGCCGAAATTCTGGCTATTGCGGGCGTTGTGCTCGGCGAAGATGCGCAGAAGCGTCTTGCCGGAGCTCTTGGCGCGAAACTGACGGCTGAACAGCTCGAGGCTCAGAAGGCCTTCTGGCAGTTCGCACAGCCCGCTGCCGGACCGGCCAAAGATAAAGAGAACGGCGAAGATATGCAGAAAATGATTCACGAAACAGTGAAAGCTCAGCTCAGTGCCCTGCTTCAGAGTGCCGGGCCTGTTTCCGCTGCCAGCGTGAAGAAAGACGACAAACGCACTCTGATTGAGCAGATCGGCCGCTATGGGGAGGGAAAGTAATGGAATCCACCGCTGAATACACCCGTAAGTCCATTTTTATGGACCATCCGCTTGTCCTGACTGACGTCTGGGCCAAGGCCTCCGCGGCTACAGACTTCAAGGCAGGATCCGTCCTGATGGTGTCTGACGGCGTTGTCTCTCTGGCCACAGACGCCATGACTGCCGCCACACTTCTCGGCGTGCTCCCCGGAGAGGCCACGGTTGGCACTGAAGACACGAGAATCACGGTTGTCCGCCATGGGCACGCTAGCCTGGATCAGCTTGTTCTTGCTTCCGGCGCAACACCTTCCAAAGTGGCTGCTGTTCTCGCCGCTGCCGGCATCTACGCTGAGTAGGAGGTTCTAAAACTATGGCTTTTACGCTTGATCAGTTTGACACTGTTGCCCTGACCGGCATCATCCGTCTGCGCCCCCCGAAGTGGAGTCTTTTTTCCACATTTTTTAAGCCGCAGGCTCCTTCTGAAACCGACAATTTTGAGCTGCACACCAAGGCCTATCAGTACGGGGTGCTCCCTCCCGTCGGCGACTACTCTGCCGGTACGCTCATGCAGCCTCAGGGCTGGGAAATTTCTCAGGTCAAAGCTCCCCGTTTCCGTACGAAGAGACTTTTCCGTGCCGCGGACGTCCTGATGAAGCGCCAAATCGGCCGCTCCCCGTATGACCTGGAGTCTGATCCTGTTACCCGTCTGGTTGCTGAGGATATGGATGCCCACAGGATGGAGCATGACCGCATGATTGAAATCATGTGTGCCCAGGCTGCCACTGAAGGGAGGGTAACCCTGTACGATCTGGACAACGGCGCTGCCAAGGCTGCTTTCACTATCGACTACGCCCGCCCCGCCAGCCATACCATTTCCGTTGCCCAGGCGGATCGGTGGAACGCTGCGGGATCTGATCTCTTCGGGCAGATCGACGCTGCTTCTACGCTTATTCAGGAAGATGCCGACGGCCTTCCGGCCACGGATCTCATTATGGGAGCGGCTGCCTTTGCAGCCTTCCGCAACCATCCTGACGTGGTCGATATTATGGACAACAGGACTATAGACGCCGGTGGTGCGCTGTCCCTGCGCGTCGCTCAGCTCAACAAGGGCACCTGGAACGGCCTGCGCATCTGGACGTACTCTGGCACCTACAAGGATATCGACGGCACGGTGAAACACTTCATTGACCCCGATGACGCTGTCCTTCTGGCCCGCGATGCTGAATCCGTCATCGAGTACGGCCGTCCCATCGACCTCGACTGCGCTGGTGCCACGACATATTTCGCCAAGCAGTATCGCCAGGATGATCCTTCCGGCGTTTTCACTGTAGCTGAATCCCGTCCGCTGCCTGTAACCCGGCATGCTGGGTGGGCTGTCCGTTTTGACAGCGTCACCGGCAACTAAGAGGAGGCGCCCCCATGAAAGTTCGTCTGAAAAACGCATTTTGGATGGGTGGGCGTCTCCGTATGCCTGGCGAAGAGGTGGAGCTCGAAGACGACGAGGCTGCCCGTTTTGAGGAAGCTAAACGGTGTGTCCGTATTCAGCAGCCTGCGCAGAAGCAAACGCCGCGTCAGGAAAAGAAGACGGAGCAAGGCAATGCCTGAAAGCGATTTTGAGATTCTGATGGATTTTGTTCTGGCGTGGGAGGGGCGCGTTTTTGAGGATGACTCTGACGACCCCGGCGGAGCGACCAAGTACGGCCTTTGCCTGCGTTCACTTAAACAGCGTGCGCAGTCCGATTACGCCTGGCTGACGTCCATTGGTGTGCGTCTGCCTGTCGACAGGGAAAGCATAAGGGCTCTCACTGAACGTCAGGCTTACAGGATGTACGCCAGATACTACTGGGATCCTCTAGACAGGTTCGGCCTTGGCAGGAAATCCAGAGGTGCGATGTTGGACACAAGCATCAACTGCGGCCTGCAAAGAGCCGTTTTCTGCATGCAGAGATTTATCGAATGCGCCGTAAAACCCCGCCCTTCAGGGCTGGGGATATAAGGCGCGTCCGCCGAATTTGCGTAAGCAATTGAAGGCGGACAATTCTCTAACTGTTGTATTAGCTAAAAATATGTAGTATAATACAACTATGAATAGAGTATACCATTCAAATCACAATATCGTGTATTCCTGTAAGTACCATATCGTTTTTTGCCCTAAGTATCGTCGCAAAGTACTGGTGAATGGTGTGGATGTGAGGTTAAAGGAGCTCATCAGATCCATAGCCGACGACAACAAGTTTGAAGTCATCGAAATGGAAATCATGCCAGACCATGTGCATCTGCTTTTGGAGGTAGACCCGCAATTCGGAATCCATAAAGCAGTAAAGACAATCAGGGGCAAGACATCGAGGATACTTCGCCAAGAATTTCACTGGCTGACAACGAAACTGCCTACGCTTTGGACGAACTCCTATTTTTGCTCAACAGTAGGCGGCGCGCCGCTTGAAATCGTCAAGCAATATATCGAGAGTCAGAAAACGTCGCAAAGGAAGTGAAAGAAATGGAAACGTACACGCTCGGCTACAAGTTCCGCATCTATCCGAATGCGACGCAGGCGCGTCTCATCCATCGGACGCTCGGCTGTGCCCGTTTCGTGTACAACCATTTCCTCGCTGTCCGCCGCGACCAGTGGAACGCGAACCGCAAGTCCATTGGCTACACGGAATCCAGTAGATTGCTCACTGACCTCAAGAAGCGCGAGGAAACTGCGTGGCTGTCCGAAGTAGACAGCATGGCATTGCAGGAAGCCCTGCGCAACCTCGACCGTGCATTCCAGAATTTCTTCGATAAGCGGGCAAGATACCCGCGCTTCAAGTCGAAGCATAGTCATGCGCAGTCCTACCGGACACGCAATCAGTCAAACGGTGTGCGCATCGTCGGCAAGAGAATCAAGCTGCCGAAAATCGGCCTTGTGAGAATCAAGCAGAGCCGCGAATTTTCAGGCAGGATTCTCTCCGCAACCGTGAGCCGCACAGCGTCCGGCAAATACTTCGTCTCGCTCTGCGTAGAGCAGGACAAGGCAAAGCTCTTGCGTCCGAATGCAGGCGGGCAGATTGGCATCGATGTCGGCATCAGGGAATTCTATACGGACAGCAACGGCAATACCGTTGAGAATCCGAAGCCGTTAAAGAAGCTCCTACGGAAGCTAAAGCGCGAGCAACGCAGGCTGTCCCGCAAGCTGCCCAGGTCGCAGAACCGGGGCAAGGCGCGTGTGCGCCTCGCCCGCGTCCACGAGCGGATAGCGGATATCCGCAAAGATTTCCTGCACAAATGCACCACGCGGCTTGCCCGTGAAAACCAAACGGCAGCCGTGGAGCATTTGAATGTGAAGGGAATGCTCAAGAACCACAGGCTTGCGCAGGCAATCTCGGATGTGAGCTGGTCAGAGTTCTTCCGCCAGCTTGCATATAAGATGGAGCTGCGCGGCGGCGAGCTATTAAAGGTCGAGACCTTCTATCCGTCGAGCCAGGCGTGCAGCGTCTGCGGCTATCAAAACACCGAGGTGAAGAACCTCGGCGTCCGCGAATGGACGTGCCCGCAGTGCGGAGCGCATCACGACCGCGACCATAACGCGGCAAAGAATATCCTGCGGCGAGCCTTGGAGAACAAAGCCAAGGCAGCCTAGCATAGCAAAAGTACCGTGGGGCACACGGAAACTCACGCTTGGGGAGATCGTGTAAGACGCCAAGTCCTAGGATGCGGCGCAGTGGTCGTCGAACCAAGAATCCCCCGGATTTATCCGTGGGGAGTGTCAATCGCCCAACAGAGTGCTGAGGTAGCCGGGGTCATACTCGAGCGTAAAAGTCAGCTCGCGGGCGGCCTGAGGAGGTGTGACATACACATGCCAGGTCACCTTTCCTGCCAGCAGATCCGTCGTCGGATTTTCATCCGCCTCGAACGTGACACGCCCGCCAAGGATGTATTCCTTGCCAGCGAGACCATTCAGCCAGCAGTTGAACGTATCCTGTACCGTCTCAATGAGACGGCGGCGCAGGGGTGTGGAAACATACTGCCAGCAGGTAAGGATGAGCGTATTGCCAATCCAGTTGAACATCCTTCTGACCGGAATACTGGCGTCCTTGATATCTGTGTTCCCGGGGTAGACGGCCGTCTGATCGCCCCATACGCGGAGGCCGCCGATGATATTGAGGCCTGTCACAACGCCGTGACCGTTCAGCTCGGCCGCCTCGAGCGGAGTTAGGTGGAGCTCTTTGCCCGCATGAACGAGCCCTTCACACAAAAGCTGATAGTTGGACGGGCTCCAGAAAGGAACGTCGCCGTTGTCAGCGTCTCTGGAAGCCATAGCGGCTGCGAGATGGATGGTGCCGGGCTCAGAGACTCCGTTATACGTGCAGTCGCCGAAGAAACAGCAGCAGTTTTCCAGCGTGAGATTGCTGTCATTAAGCCAGGCTGCAACCTTGGAGCGGTCAGAGACAGAAGCGGGCACGCCGAAGAGCCCCATGGCCTTGAAGAACCCGGAAACGCCGGAAGCCGCGGCAGCGACTGCGATGGATACGGCAGGTTCGTTGCGGCCAGGAGCCAGGACAAGACCGGGTTCCAGGCGAAAACGGGGATAGACTTCATCCACCAAAGAAAGACCAGTACGGTTTCCGGAAGAGTCAACACCTCCGATGATATCTTCGTCTTTAACTTTTGACACGTCTGCTACGCCGTTTTCGCCCTTATGTTTGGAAGGGTCGAAGACGTTGATGAAGACGGCAGGGGCCACACCATAGCGGCCAAGGTAGACTTCAGCAGCCTGGTAAAGAGGAAAATCTTCCTTTTTTTCGTCATCACCAGGAGCGCCAAACGTGGAAACGAACTCGGAGAAGGTATAGATAAGCTTCGGTTCGTTCACCGGCGCCGCGGAAGAGTCTGTAAGGTTATGGACCGGTGCCACTCCCACGAAAACCGGGAGTGCGGAATTTGCCTGGGCAGGAGTGGCAATAGAAGTCGCCTGCTCCTGGATATATACGCCGTGTCGATACTGAGCCATGGAGTATGTCTCCTTATTAACTTCCCGCCGGAAGTTCCCAGCGGGTCAAAATGACGCCCTCCTGGTAGGGCTGTGCCTGGCCGTCTGGACGGCCCCAGTCAATAAGCCTGTCCCCTTCCCAGAAACCGAGGCGGTACCTACCCTCGAGGGGGACGGTCTGCGTGCCTGCACAATAGCTGGCCACGCGGGACATTAAATTGTGCAAATCCTCGCAGGCGTCTTCAATGTCTTCAGCCTGGACTGCGCACCTGAACGCAATCTTCACACTCTGAACTTTGTCGCTGAGAAGACTTCCCCCGAGATCCTGAATAAGGACAAAAGGCACCTGATTCTCGTCCGTCTTTGAAGGGAGGGAGCCGATGTAGACTGCCGGGGGCAGGCTTGGGTAGCTGACTGTTCCGTTGCGGTCAGCATCGGGCAAAAGGAAATCGGAAAGCTCCTGAACGAGACCCCGTTTCAAGGCGCACATGAGAGGGAAAACGGTCATCTCAGCCTCCCGATGATTCGTTCCACTTCATGAGCAAGACGCTTCTCGAACGTGGAGCGCGCCCGCTCCATGGCAGGTTTCTGCACACGATCAAAAACGGAAAAATACTGTACGGAATAGCCGGGCACCCTTTCGAGCGCACCGCGTTTTTTCCCGTAGCGCTGGAACATCATCTTCTTGCCGTTCAGAAGAATAATGAAAGCTTTTGAAAGACCGCTTCCGCCCTCGGGCCTTCTGACGGGCTCAGAAGGTCCGATCTTGAACCCGGCGCTGGGCCATTTGACGGATCTCACCCTCTTTCGGGCAGTCACTCTGTTGGGAATGAGCTTAAAATGATCGGCGGGGAGCCACCCCCCGGCAACGCGGAAAGACGCTGTCACGGCAGTACCGGCCTCTTTAACCTCCAGGACACCGAACGCCTTGCCGATGTCGCCGCCACGCAGATACGATTCAGCCCTGACGCCCTTGCGGATGTCAGAACGGAGAGACTGTCCGGTCCTTCTGGCTGCCAGCTTCAAAGCCTTTGTGATCTCTTTCGGGAGGCCAGCCAGAGGAGAAAGAATCCTCTCCATACCCTTTGTATCAAACTCGATGCTTATCATGCGTAGTTCCGCACAAGAGTGATGTCGTTCATGCCAAACTGCGAAGAGACCTTCTCGACCTGATATCTGAGTCCGTCGAGCATGACGTCCTCTTCAGGGACAGGCAGGCGCATAAGCACGCCTGCCTTAATCCTGACAACGAGCCTCTGAGAGATAATCGCCAGGGCAGTGGCGTCAACGAAATCGCTTTTGGCGCCGTTATCAAGGCTGTCGTGAGCCTCTTCAACCACTGCTTTAACTTTTTGTCCCATAAATGTGTGCTCATCTGCAAAAGCATCCAGGTCGAGGAATACATCTTCCGCATCCGCGTCCAGTACATCCCTGAAGAAACTCACTGCCGTCCTCCTTTGAGGGCGCGCATTTCGTGCTCGAGCCGCTCTCGGTGAAGGCGGCATTCTTCCTGACGTACGTAGTCTTTCAGCGCTTCTTTCTGTTCACGGATTTCCTGAAGAATCATTTTCACGGCGAATCCGACGATAGCAACAAGCACAGGAGTCACCACCTGAAGAAAAGCCAGGATATCCACCTTTATATCCATAGGAGCACCTCAAGAAGAAGCCTCAGGACGCCTGCCGCCACATCTGAAATTTCTCTGCCCGTCCCCACGGCCCATGCGATAGCACAGACAATCAGGCTAAAAAGCAGAACTCCCAGACGAAACAGCCATCGGCGGGCCCGCAGAGGCAGCTTCAGTCGCGTTTTGTGCCGCGCAGGACGGAGCGGATCGCTCGGATGTTCGCGTTGCATTCTTCAAGCCCTCTCTGTCGCTCAAGCCCCCATTCGAGGGCCTCTCCTACAGTTTGCGGTGTCCAATCCCTCGCTTCTACCGGCTGATTTTGACACTCCCCACGGATAAATCCGGGGGATTCTTGGTTCGACGACCACTGCGCCGCATCCTAGGACTTGGCGTCTTACACGATCTCCCCAAGCGTGAGTT